GTGGTTATCATAGTCCAAGTATTGTTTTACGATACGTCCTAAGTTAAATACACCTTTATTTGAAGGGTTAGGTTGTTGTTTTATTGTTGTTAATACATTACCACAGCCATCTTGTAAAGCACACACAAATTGAAATTGTGGTGCTGATGAAGACACTGATGTAACTTCCCATAGCATATCACTGTTTGCTAAGTTAAGTTGTCCTGCGTATTGTTGAATTGTAATTTGTGACATTTTATTTACCTAATATTTTTTCTATTTCAGCTGCTACCGCATCACCGAATAATTGTTGAAAATCTTGATTTACTACTCTATCTATTGCTGGTTGAATCCAAGGTTTTGCCTTGTATCCTTTACGATTGATTTTACGTGTGATTAAAAACGCTAATTGTTCTTGAGTCATTCCTTGACGTGGTGTAATTCCTTTAAATCGTATCCAACCTTCAATCTTACCTCTCCACGTTTGTTGAGGACCACCTCTAGTACTTCTACCTCTACCTTCATCAACTATATCTCCATAATCATCCCAAAATAATGCTAATCCAATTTCATCACCTGTACCTACAATCTCATATCTAACTGAACGATACAGGTTACCAGAAGCACTAATACGTTTGGAATCTAATTCCTGACGTAATGAATCAACAAATTGTTGTCCTAATTCAGTTAATGCCCCTTGAATTGTTGTAGCCATTATAGTTTAGGAAAATTACAAAAATCAAGTGTGCCGTAGGTGTTAACAGTAATGTTAGCATTCCAACCACATACTCTATCGTTAAATGATTCGTATAAAGGAATAATGTTATTTAATACAATATATTCTTCTTGTGAACGTGATGCTGGTCCTAAGTTAAAATAAGCAATAATGTCGTATATATAAATTTCACATTGTGATTGTAATCTTAATACATCAGTATCAGTTAACTGAGGAACATCTAACATTAAAAATTCAAAATTTAGTGCACGTGCACCTGATACTCCATTAGTATTAAGTATCATACCTTGTGAGGTAACAGGACGTAAAAACGCTAATGGATATTTTACATTTTGTGTTAAACTGTCTAATCTATCAATACTACCTTCCCCAAACGAGTTTATTGCTAAATGTTCGTCGCAGGCAGTTCTAAACTGTTCAACAATGTATTGGTAGGTAGGAAAATCAGCCATAATTAACAGTTACAGTCCTCTACTGGAGGTAATTTATCTAAAATTGTTTGTAATTCGGTTTCTGTTAAACCGTAAAATGCTTGTAATGCAGGGAAATTCAATTGCGTTCTACGTACTTGAATACCTGCTTCTAACTCAGTTAATTCAACTTTTTTAGTTTTCTTAGCTGGTAATAGTTCTTCGTTATTTTCTATATTTTCCATATTGTTGTTCTTGTTGTTGTTCTTTTATTAATTCGTGTTGTAGTGACATAAAGTTAAAAACAAATATCACGTTTAATTTTGTTATTGCTGTATCGCCTGTGATTGATAAGATATTGGTTTTAGCAAGTTCGTAGAGAGTAAGAAACCAGCCGTAGTGTTCAGCAAGCGTTGTTTTCTCTTCGGTTGGGTTTTCATCATCTCCTTTATTTCCATCTCTTGGGATTTCAGGGAATATATTTGAGAATTGCTTAACAACACTGCTTTGGTATCTAAAAAAAAAGCCATAGCACCTAAAGCTATGTCGATTGGAAACTCATCGAACTTAGGGGCATCTGCCTTACGTTTAATAGGGTCATATTCCTCTAACTCATAGTAATCAAATACATTCTCAACCTCGTATTTCATTGCTTTAATAGTTGATTTGTAAATAAATTTACCTTCATCTATTTTCTTACTAGTAATAGGACGATATAATAATGCTAATATGTTATTTAGGTTTTTGTCTACATCTTTAGATAAATTATCTATGTCAATGTATTCACCTAATGTCATTTTACCCATTGAACGGTAACCATATAAAACACCATTCCATTCTATTACAGGATGAAATGATTGTTCTTGCTGGCTAATCATATCATTAATCAGTTTATAAACGTCTATAACCGAAGGTAAACTCCATTTCATAACCTCACTCGCCTCAGTATTTGTTATTACTGATATAGTGTGAACCATTTGTTCTGTTTCATCAAGCGACTTAATATGTGCTAATGCTTTATAGTGCTTGATTTTAAAGTACTCTGGTATTGTAATTTCAATTTGCATCTATGATAAATATGTGTGTTGAACGTTTTTGATTTTAAATTAGACAAAAAAACCTCATTGCTGAGGTTCAATTGTATAAAAGAAATAGAAATAGAAATTATGATTTTTTGTCAACTATAATGAATTCATTTTGTGTATATTGTTCAGCTATTTTAGCTACATACTCTGGATTTTTAAAACCAGCATTAATTAAATCTAATACATGACCTGAAAATACATGATTTATTATAATAGCGATTGACCTATCTTTTTGTCTAAGTAATTTATTCTTATTAATAGGTTTGCCAAAATTTGGAAATGTTTTGTTAATTTCATTACGTCGTTCAATTAGTTCATTGAATCGATTTTGGTCTTCAATACTAAGTGGTTCAGGTTTGAAGAATTGTTTAATTTTGTTTTTCATAACTTTTATTTTTTTTGTTTTTTTGTTTGTTTCTTAATCGTGCGATGTTAATATAACATAAATGGCTTACAAAGCCAAACCAGTGATTAACTCTTTGTCATCTATTTTTTCTACAATAACATTGAAATTACCTATGATAACAAAACTTGATTCACTATCAGTATAAGTGATTTCTACATTACCCATTGCTGTATAACATTGATAAGCAGGACGTGTTTGAGAAATAAATGTTCTAATTACTTCTCCTTTTGTTGTAACTAATTGTGTTCTATACATAACTTTTATTTTTTCTTATATAATATAAATGCTAATATGGCTGGAATAATTAATGCTGAAATAATGTTTGTCATAATATTAATAACTAAAATAACGTTCGCCTGTATATTTTTTACTATAATCCATAGAACCTAGCATTACGTGTCCATCAGGAACTAAACGTAAAATATCACGTAATTGTTCTATACTCATATCTGTTGAAATTTCGGCATCACAATCAGGAAATCCTTCAGCATCCATTTCATAGGAAAAATTAAAACGTGATGTAGCTTTTTTTCTCAACATCTCTTGAAATACGATTAAATCGTGTAAGCACTCAGAACGGAATTTAAATTTGTTTTTCATAACTTTTATTTTTTATCGTTTTTTATTATACGGTTAATATAACATCAAGGTCTGGCAAAGCCAAACCTCTCAGTCACATTTCTTTTACTTTATTAATTAAAAGGTTCTACGTGAACCACTGAATTATTAGGGTTAAACATTAATCTGTAATCATTACCACTTTCGGCTTTTATATCCATCCAAACACTACCTAATGAACCTGTATTCCAACGTGGATTAGCATTTTTCTTTCTTGCTACTGGAAACATTGCTGTACCTTCAGGTGTTTCGTTTTTACCCCATATTTTAGAAACTTCTAAAGCATCCAAAATATCTTCTTTATCATTAAAATTAGTTTGGGCAATATCAAATAAACTTTGAGTAAATCCTACTTTTTGTTTGGTTCTATAATTATGTAACCAAGTGTTTAATTTTTCGCTATTGGTTTTAATGATATCATCATTAGCACCCATAGGATTTGGATTTAAAAAAGTAGTTTGACCATAAAATGATTTAGTGTTTTTCATTGATGCCTTACGGGCCTTAGTTTTGTTTTTTCTTGAATTGTGTTTCATAACTTTTATTTTTTATCGTTTCTTATTATACGGTTAATATAACATCACATTTCAGGAAGGCCAAACATATGAACAAAAAAGAACCCTCCTTTTTTAGAAGAGGGCCTTTAAACAGTTGTTGTATGCAGTTTTCTCGAAAGCGTTACATTAATAAATATGATGCGGAGGGGAATTATATTATGAAAGATTAGAAGCAAATACTGCTATACCCCTCCATTATGCATCAATAACAAACCATCGTTGGGAAATAAAAATGGCAGTAACTAAAACCCAACATCAATAAATATACGTTATTCTATTGGCGTCGCCAAGCTTAACTTAAGATTTTTTAATTGTTCTTTAATTCCACACCATAGCAAAAACTTAGCGTATAATCCATTTTCCTCTAAAAATTCAATTGCTAATTGTTCTTCCTCACCTTCAGCAAAGATGTCTTGTGTTAAGTTTTCCTCAGTTTGATTAACTGATAATGTTGTTACGCTGTCAACCATTTTATTGTCTGGTTGGTCTGATTTAAATTCGAATCCCATATTAATTATATTGTTTTTGTTTATTAATGTTACCTATATAGATTTTTGATTTACTAAATGCTTGTTCATTGCGTGCTAGATTAGCTAACATAATTCCATCAACTACATCATCGTGCATTCCATTAGGGTGTGTAAATGATATATTACCATTAGCAGCGTATTTAAATGTATAAGCACTCATTTCATTAAATACTTCTGGCATTAGTTTTTTACTTGGTAGTTCAACTTTACCTTCCTGAATATCATAAATTAGTTTACGAACGCCTTTTGTTTTACTATCTTGAGTAGTAGTAAATCCTTGTAGTTTACGAATATGTGGTTTTAACAATTCAAACATTGCTAAACCTATTCCATTAGTTTCACAAAATCCTCCAACGACATTCCACTTACGGCATTCAAATACGATATCCTTTCCAAGTTCCTCAAAAGTTCGTCCGTTAGCACGAATAATTTTTTCGACTCTTCCGGATTCGCTTTGGATAACGCAAACTGTAAAATCGTTAGATATGCCTGTATCGACTCCAATATAATATCGTTCACTTCGGTTTGGTATTCCCCATTCATCTAACATACATACTAAATCTAAATTTGTAAATACATCATTACCGGAATCTGTAAATTCCGCTAAGTACTCTTGATAATAAATTTCACGTGGTAGTGACTTATGTTGTTCTATAAGGAAGTCTTTGTCAACGAATGGATTATCACGACTAATGCCTTTAAATGCTATATAGACGTTATTAGACGTGTTACCTCGCAGAAAATACTCATAGAACCAGTTCTTGGATTTAGGTGTAGATATGATTAAACATTTTTTACCAATAGCAGTTAATGTAGGTAATACTGCTTGTTCAATTGCATCTTGTTTTACAAACGCTGCCTCATCTATTACTACATAATTAAAACTAAAACCGCGTATAGTATTAAAATTATCAGTGGATAAAAATTGTAGAGTAGACCCGTTAATAAATGTGATTGTAAGGTCTGCTTTATTTTGTTTAGTAATGATTGTATTGGCCGCATTAGTTAATTCATCAAATATTTTTTTACACTGATTATATACAGGTGCTATCCAGCTACCTTTTTGATTTGGTGTTTTTAATAACCAATACAACATTAGGTTTTGGGCAAGTAATGATTTACCGAACTGACGTCCTGTAGCTACTACACCGAACTTGTGTACTGAATCAGCAAACCCGTCTATGATTGCTTTCTGACCCTTATGTGGAGAAAATAACTCGACCTGCATATTTGTCTTTAACTACTTTTAATGCCTCAGATTTAGTGCTGTATTTACCTATAATTTCTGTACCATCGAATATTAACCAATAGCTTACTTTACTGTGCATTGTTTCTAATATCTGAATCATAGTATTTCTGTTTGTCCAAAGTCAGGATTTAATTCATTACCCCAACTCAGTGTT